TAATACATGCTTGCTGTCCTGTTGGAGCTGGAAGATAGCCATCTGTCCCGTCTGGGAACGCTGAATCCTGCCAATCACCATTAGTATTTGTAAGCATGTTATCTAAGGCCGTCAAATCGCCGCCATCTGTCACTTCTAGTACATTCGTACCAAAACCAGTCCATGAAATAGATGCAATAGCATCAATAGCAAAATCAATTTCTGCTGTGTTTACAACAGCACCAACAATATGATACCAAGTTGGAGCCGCCACCGTTCCTAAGTTAAAGATAAAGGATAACTTCAATAACTCATTTGTGTTCGAGTCAGCAAAATCAATGGCTAGACCCCCTGACGCACTACCATTTCTAGTAGTGGCGTTACCGTCGGTACCTGTACCTACGGCATTTCCCACTGGAGAAGTCGCTAAGCCTTCCCATAAAATTCTCTCTACAGCATCAACTACAGAATCCAAAGTGTCGAAACGTGGTCTCATGTATGCTTGGATACTCCATTCTACCGGTTCAATAGCTGTTGTGAACACTTGTTGTCCACGAGTAGGCGTAGATCCAGCTTCACTGATCTCAATATTTTGAGTAGCAGTAGTAGCTGAGAACGAAAACCCGTCCAGGACCGAAACTTCGAAAGTGTTAGCGTTCGTTAATCCGGGCTCGGATCCCGCAGCCACTATTGTTTGGCTAGTTGAAATGTAGAGTTTGGCATTTCTGCTTAAACTAAGTGCCATTTATTTATCTCCTCGTATTTATTCTATTCCGTACCGAATCTCTAATGTTATTTCTCCAACACCAAGTGGATTCAATACTCCTTCATCATCTGCTAAAGATAATAGTCTTATATCAGTACAAAGGTCATTACCTTGCAGAGTAAGAGTATTATTACTATCTAAAACAGTTTCTATATCGTCGAAAATTTCTTCCAACCGTTCTTTAGCATCTTCATCATTTACATAAACTCTTATGTTTACAGTTAAAAATGCCCATTTAAAATTGCCGGGTAAGTATTCTCTTACTTCGCCGCCAGGATATACACAGATTGAGGGATAATCGTTAAGTTCATCCCAAAATACCTGTCTAGCTTTTACATTCTCAAAGACATTACTTACGAAAGGACTTGTCCCATCTAAGTTATCTTTTAATAATTCTACTATAGCCTCTACTATTTGTGTTCTTTTATTAGCCACGTAATTCTACCTTTACCCTTCTAAGTCTAGCAATTCGTTCTTCTTGTAATAATTGTCTAATACTTCTAGCAAAGATTCTTTTAGGACTTCTACCTGGTGTTGCCAACTCACTGGCTCCAGGTTCAAATACACCGTAAGGTTGTTTTCTATATTTTACTACTGCACCCAAAGCATTTTTCTCGCTAACATTAAAAAAGGATTTAATTTCTGCTGATTTAGCAAATCTTCCAGTTCTGTAATTAAGGATCTTCTTAGATTTTCCCTTACCCATATTTTCACGAATTTTATCGTGCAACTTTCTATTAAGGTTAGCTATTAATACTTGTACTGCACTAGCGCTAAGACTAGTATCGTCTGCCCCTAATAATAATTTGTTTAATTTAGAAGTATTAGTGGTAGTTTTAAAAGCAGGGGAAGCAGCTTTAGTCTTTGCTGAAATTTTTGATCGTACTTTAGTTTTTCTGTTAAGTGTTCTTTTAGGGGGATTGTTGCCTATAAATTCTTGTACAATATCATCTAAAAGCATATTTACAAGTGGTTTAGAACCTTTCATAGTTACTATTACTTGAGCATTATTTCTTAACCATTTTCTCAATTTACGTAAGTCGTTACCCGCTTTATTACCGCTAATCGAGTTTTTAGCCGACTGCTCTAGTCCAATAATACTTATACCGACTGTTCCGCCTAATTCTTGTTTAGCCATTTGATATACAACATCATTAAACCTAACTTCAGTATCAAAAGCATGAATTGTTTCTTTACGTTCGTGCGTTTCAAATAATATACCAGTTATACCAACTATACCACTTTGAGTTTTTCTAACTAAATCAAAAAGTCGTCTAGCAGCTTCTGCATTTGGTCCTCGAAAATGTCCTAATTGTACACCAGTACCTGCGCGCACTCCCTTGGAGGGATCAATTTCTGGTGGGGCCCTATCTGCTATTTTAGATTTAGCCAACGTACCTAATTGTGGAGCATTTGGATTAATATTATCATAGTCTATATTTAAACCACCTATTATAACCCCAGTTGCTTGCTTCAGAGAGCCAGATTTACTACGTATAACTAATTCTTTTCTAACCTCTGTCATAACACGTTGTAATACTTTAAAATTAGTCTCTTTAGATCCCTCTCTTGGAAGAGTTTTTCTTTGTATATAATATATTGAGACATTACCTTGAACAGTTTTTTTAAACCTTAAAACGGTAGCTCTTTTTAATTCTCTATCCAAAACCTTTTCAAATTCAAACTTCAACTTACCTGCAATACTGTATAAAGTTCTACCCCCTGTTCTACCTATAGATTCTAATTCTGCTTTTATTTGAGGATCTTTAGCTCTTACGGCTACCTGTTTAACGGCTGTTAAATGATCTCTAATTAAACTAGTAAATTGTGCTTGATTAACTACTAAAACATGAACATCATTCTTCATTTGTTCTCTGATAAGATAACTATTAATATCAGCTATCTCTTGAGTAAATTGTTGTGCACTGTCAGCTTGACTAGCAGTTAAATCTCCCACACTTTTGGTTTTAGGTTTTACAGGTTTAGTCTTTTTAGATTCAATTTTGACATTTACTTGAGCCTGTTTTGCTTTAGCTTTTTGGGCTATTAATTGTAATCTACTTCTCTTAGCCATTATCCAGCACTATATCTGTATAAATCTAATATTCTACGAATGTGTGGGGGAAAACTATTAGCCGCATAAGGCAGAGGATTATCTATAGTACCCCCCAGCAAACTTTGTGTAGGCTGTTTTTCATTTTCCTCATAGTAATGAACTAAGTCTTGTACCGCAAGCTTTAAATCTTCGGGAATTGTATCTTCAGTATAACCCGCTGTATATGTAACCTCTAAACTTCTATATGGTATATCATAAGAATCTAAAAAATTTAAACCTTTTTGTTGATAAATTTTACAGTTTTGCATGTCAACATAAAATCCATCATAATCTGTAGAATCCTCTGTAAGCGCCACTTGAGTAATTCCACCGTCTGCCGAAGTCATAACACCTGCCACAGCAATTACTGGGAAATGTGTTAAATCAACTACGGAAGTTTTAGCATCAAACCACTCAGTTATACCCGGTGATGAACTATAATCTACAAATTTTCTATTACAATAAGTTTCTATAAGCGCACTCACCTGAACAATAAGACTCTGGAGTTTCCCATCCCTAGTAGTACTGGTGATGCCTTTATAGCTTTTATAATAGTCTAAACTTATTAAATCGGTCATAGTATCCCTACACAGTAAAGAGTGGGGGAAGATTCCCCCACTCTTTCGACAAAAATATCAAATACTCTTATGAAGTAATTTGATAGTTAACTGTTGCTACTCCACTAATAATATCTTGGAAAGCAAATCTACGGCTAGAAACGATAACACGTTTTTGGTTGATAACGTCTTTATCAGCTTCAGTTGTAATACCGCGTAAAACACCCGTTAGGAAGTTACTTGGACGTACCATAATACCAACTGTTGTTCCCGTTGTTCCGGTAGTAATAGCTGAATTATCGAACTGTTGAGAAACCAACACTCTTACACCAAAGATCTTACCAACTTCACCTGTGTGAATTGTAGCTTGAGGGCCATAAAGATCAACAGTCTTAAAGTTAGTTGACTTCATAATCTCGTAGTATAGATCATGTGAAACGATAAATACTAGTTGACTTGGGTCCAGACCATAAATGCCTAGATTACGACGTAAATCTACAATGTCATCTTCCGTGAAAGATGCACCCCATGCTGCACTACCAGCAACTGTTACGTCTGTAGTACTAGCACCGCGACCTTCTAATCCAAGGATAGGATCATAAGATGCGGAGTTCGATGTAAACCCAGTACCACGAAGGTAAGCTAGATCAGAAGTTAGAGCCATTCTACGTGCAACGGCATCATTGATAATAGGAGCAAGAGCTACAATACTATCTTCTTCTTCTTCATAACCGACATATTCACGAGTCGCTAGTTTGTAAGCAACTAGTGTTTGTTCGTCGATTTCGTGATCAACTGCTGCACCTGTTGATGTATCTGTACCGTCACCAGTTTCAGCCCAAGGAGCTGTATCAGAACGATAAGCTGCACTATGTACCCATGTAGCGTCGCCTGCTTCAGGGTTAATAGGCATGTTCATAGTAGGTGTACTCATTGGAATGCTTGTAAACAGAGGCTCTACAACAAGTTGCTGTCTCATAGCATTTTGAACACGTGTGCTGTATTCATCTTCCCACTCACCAGTTACACCGGAATCCCAATGCTCCATATTAGATTTCTTAACGAATTCTTTGAAAAGCTTTGTTTCAGTTACAGGGATACCTTTAATCTTAGCAGCATAAAGCATACCATCTTTCTGGTTGTCTGTTAAACCAGTCCAAACTTTGTCGCCTGCGGCAACATACTTCATTTTGCCTTTATTCTCTGCATCAAGAACTTTTTCAACTTCTTTCGTTTCGTCTTTTAGAGATTCACGAATACCTTCCAGAGCTTCCGTTAAGGTAGCATCTTTCTTATCTAGTTCTTCGCGAAGATCTTTAACAATACGCTCAGCAGCTGTTATAGCTGTAGCTTCCATTCTTTCTGCACTTTCTTTCTCAGCTTTTTCAGCATCATCCTTTGCTTTCTGTTCGGCTTTAAGGTCGCCCTTAATTGAAGCAGAAATTTGGGATGCTAAAGCAGCTAGGTCGATAGGGGTATTACCCGTATCTTTCTTTGTATCTACCATTAAAGTCTCCTCACTTTCTTTGATAAACTGTTTTCTAAACTCTAGGTATTCCTGGGGATCAGAAAAATTCTTTTCTACACTAAATAGTGCATTTTGATTAGCGGGAATCGACACAACACTAACTTCAAATAACTCCAATTCTTTAATTATAAAAATTCCAGATTCGTGGTCATAGTCGGCGTCTTTAATTGAGAATCCTACACTAAAAGCAGATAGAATACCTTCCTTAATTAGGGAAATAATATTTTCTGCCGTCTTGCTAATCTTAGCCGTAATCTTCAAACCTTTTGAATCAACTTCATGACTAGTAGTCTTACCGATTGGTTGTGACATATCATGAAAAGCTAATACGACTGGGTTTTTTAGATAGTTAGCCAAAGCTCCTGATTTTTTCCATGCGTCAGATACAATGATATCGCCCATGCGATCTTCATCATTTGTACTAGCATGTCCAGTAATAGTGATACCATCTTCTTCATCATCAGATTTGGTTTCAAACGGAACACATAGTTTTAGAACTTTGTCTTTCGATATCATATTACTTCCTCGATTAATCATTAATCGTCGTTTTCTTCATCTTCATCTTCATCAGCTGGCGGTCTGCCACCTTCTGAGGGGTCGGCGGCGCTGCCAGCAATGTTTTGAGGTATTCTCAATTCATCTGCATGCTCTTCCGTACTCTTTTCTAATCTGAGTTCGGTGCGCGCCTCATTTATTGTCATAATTCCTGTATTTACTAACCCTTGGTAGTATGCTGCAGAATCTCTTAGCTCTGGTCTTAATGCTCTAATTTTTACAACATCAGGTTCCATATCATAAGCGAAGAATCGTTCGTAAGAACTTATTAATGCAGATACTATGGGTAAAACTGTTAACTCATAAAATAACTGTATATTGGGTCTTAAATTTGCGTTGTTTCCTGAATCCAAAAGTATTGGCGGAACGCCAAGTGCTTTTAAAAGTTTTAACTCGTGAGACGTAATAGATTCCTCAAAATCTAATTCGCTAAACTTGGTCTGACTTAGTGGATTAACCTTAAGGTCACCATCTAAAATCATTGGGCTTTTACCTCCCGTTTCCGGATTGTATCTAGCTTTCCAAGCCGCAAGCATCTTCTGCTTAATTTTGTCTCCTAAAATATTCGGAGTTTGAATAACAAGACCAGGAATAGCCCCGTTCTCAAAGAAGTTCTCCTGAAAATTTAACATCTTTCTAAGAATGAGAATTGTATCTCTAGTACAGAGTAATCTATTTACACCTTCGTAAACAGTATTTGCCGCATTATCCTTAGTATGAATGATTTCATGTGGTTGATATCTTATATCATCATTCATTGTATAATATTCAACTTTTGTACTTGAACCAGTATGAATTTCTATCAGTTTTGATGGTAGATGATATAAGTTATCACCATCGAAATATTGATAAATGTTACCGGTTAAGATATAGTCCATAAACATTTGACGTCTATAAGCACTAACATCTTCATTTTCGTTCGGACGAAAATTCAATATAGTCATTAAGGTCTTTTGTCTCTTTCTGCCAGTACCTTCATGTACCGGCTTAGTAGGTAAGCCCCCTAAAATATTCACATCTACTTCTGATGCTGAATTGACTATTAAATCTACTCCACGTCTTACTACTTCTATATGATCGTAGGAGTTGACAAAAAACTGTTTGCGTTTAGAACTAGTTCTGACCGTTCCTTCATCCCTTTGGATGTAATCTTGGCCTCTATGTTTCCACGCAATTTGTAAATCTTTGAACCATCCCATATTTGTTTTATCCTTATTTTATATTATTTAATATAATGTTTTTCTTTATAGTACAAGAGAGTTCATTATAGGGGTAATAATATAATATAATTATTTTGAGTTCCCATTTCTCTTTTTTTCTATTGCCTCAGTTCTATCTATTCTTCGTTCCATCTCATATAACTTAGTTTCGTTACGGGTAATTCGCTTTTCCGTATCAAGTCTATGATTATGAAATTCTGCGTATAAAGTTTCAAGTTTTTCTAGTATTACATTCGAAGATTCTTTTACAATACTAGCCCAACTTTTAAACGCCCAAGCAAATCCTGCTAGAACTAAACCCACCAAGGCCTGTGGTATTAATCCTATAATTTCTAATTCAGTCATTAAAGACATCCTTGATTTTTCTTCCGTTGAATATCAAGCCATCTTTCTTGCTTTTCCGCAGTAGTTAGTGCAGGACGTTGTCCATACACGGTATGCAGCCGTTGATGGCATTTTTTACATAAAGTTTTTGCGTACTCAAACATTTCATACACATGACTCTCTATAAAGTCATCACGTACTGCTATTATATCTTCTACAGTATCTATTTTTATTTTGTTGCTTAGTAGCCAGTTATCAAATAAGATGTCCACAGTATATA